GGTCAACTTCTGAGTTGATCCGCCAACGACTGTAACAGACATCTGCTGGAAGTCTCGCAGGTTGTCGAGTGGTCGCCAGAACGGTGCAACGTCCATGACAGTAAGCTGGGATGCAGTCTCAGTGTCCATGAACCGCAGGCACAGTTGGGCAATCTTCCATCCCACATCACCAAGTGCATCCTCGATTGCGTCGAGTCGCATATCCATTCGCATGTTGCCCATTGTCGAATAGTAATCGATAGCTTTATTTGTGGTGTTGGTCTTGAACTGTCCTCCACGCTCCACCTCATTGGTTGAAGCAATGCGATCTACCGACGCATAGAGGTCTTGCTTGTCAAACAACTGTACGAAGTTCATGCTTGGCGGCAACAATGAGAAGATCATCTTGCTAGGATCGACACCCTCTGGCACATCCAGTGGTGTAGCAGTCGCATCAGGTCCCTTCAGTATCTTGTCTACTGTGTCCTGTGTCAGACCCGAGTTCTTGTTATAGAAGATGTTACGCCTCGCCCAAAGCAGTGCGCGACGACGCTCATCGTTGATCTCGTTAATCTGGTCCTGCTGATCGAGGTAATAGCTAACCTCTCCCTTGGCGTAGACCGAGGTGGGATTATCATGGAACCACAGCGGAGTGAGAGGGTAGAAGCCCTGTAGTTGATATGGATCATCCCATACCCAAATCGGCCACTTCCACGAATTGTCTGCATACAACTCTACCCTGCGTGTCGTTCTGTCCCAGACTTTCCACACCTGTGTGTAGCATGCCTTGTCATACTCATCCTTGTTGCCGTAGCCACGTGCCTCATACGACGTGTTCTTAGCAAACAGTGAGAAGTCCTCATCTCCACCATCCCCACTGCTGCCGCTGTTCAACACATGTGTCGGCTCAAACACACTCCTGACTTCGTTCTTGTCAGGGTCTGCCTTCTCACCGTACACGGCATTGATGTACTCAGTCGGCAACAAGTCCTTGGTCATCACCCAGTTGCAGTCTGACAAGTACGGATCAGTCCCATTGGGGTCACGCAGCACATCATGTGGCATGACCACCTTCAGTGTCGGACCACTCGGTTGTAGGAACTCGATCTTCTGTTCCAATGCTTGCAGCTTGCCTTCTATCTCACGGATGGCCTTGTCATCCTTAGCCTCAGCCAACTCATTCGATAGCGTCATCAGGTCGTTCATTGCAGCGTCACTGCTCTTGTCACGCTTGGTGTAGCCAACCTCGAACCATGCCTGATTGGTAAGCAGTGCGATCAGTACGTTCTTCTTAGCCTTAGGCTTGATGTTCACACCGGGACTGAACTTCATAGCGAACAGCACACCGATCAGCTTCTGCATGCAGCGTGCAAACGCATCGACTGTCTCATCGACCTCTTCACTCAGCGTTGGCGTCGCACTTACGGAGACGATAGGGTTCTTAGCATACAACTCAGGCACCTGTGCGGTGACATTGCTGAACACGATGTTCTCAGTCGTAGAGAACGTATCGTTCAGACGGCGTGCCACACTACGAGTGCCACTACTGCGCCCACCAGTGCTATCACGATGATCCTGCTGATCATGATTATAGTATCGAATGGCCTCATCCCATGCGTCGATAAGGTCATCCATTGCCTTCTGTGCCTGATCACGTCTGCTCCTCCACACGCCTCCTCGCTTACTACTCACTGGGATGCGACTATCAGGCATCATCCTGTAGACAGGTGGCGGTGCAGCTTCCTCAGGTAGTGCTAAGCCATCAGCAGCTAATGACTGCTCTAGTGGATCAGGCTCAGCAGGGAATGTCGGATCGTCTTCATACGTGCCCGACATCATTGCCTCCCAGACTTACGTCGTTCTTCCATCGCACGCATGATGGCATCAGCATATGTGAGTGGTCCCTCACCTGTAGCATTGCGATCCATAGCCCTCAGCGGCATGTTCTGTTGCACCAGATACGGATCGACCTCTGCACTCTCCTCATCACCTACATCGATGGGGTCCTGCACATAGAATGCAGGATCGACATCACGCATCCTGTAAGGTGGCACCTGTGCAGTAGTAGGCTTGACGCTCATCAGTACATCCCTGATGACTGCATCATAGTTGCCTGCCATCAGGGCATCCTCCATGGTCCTAGACCAAACAACAGCATGATGACTATGAGCACCACAATCACACCGATGATGCCAAAGCTACCTTGGCCGTAGTGTCCACCACGGTATCCGTAGTATCCACCACCTAGACCACCGAACAGCAGTAGGATGATAAGCAGGATGACAATGAAGCTCACTTGTGCCTCGCTTTCTTACCACCACCACGCTCTCGTTCTATCTCACGCCATGCCATCCATGCAGGAGGATCATCCTTCCTACCTACGAACGTAGCCAGCTTCGGTCTGTTGCTCATGGCATACTTCCACATGTCCATGGCATGGTCATTCCTATCGACTGGCACATCAGTCATCTCATCACTGGTGTCACGCTTGAAGTAGTACTCATTCACCTCGTCAGTGAACCAGTTGCACCTGTCTGAGACGTAGAAGTGTGGTGACAACACCATGCCTGTCAGGGGATGCTCATGTCTGACATCCAGTGTCAGGTAGGTCCAGTTCTTAGCGATGCCAGCAGCGATGTCATTGTTGCCTCGCTGCATACGGATGCCATACTCCTTGAACAGGTTGTCTACTGTCTCACCTACGGTCCTGCTGCTTCCTGTCTTTCGTCTGAACACATCTGGATCAGCATAGATAGGGGCAAGTTCAGCATCTGTGACGCCGACTTCAGCACGTATTCTATGTATATGGCTCGCCGCATTCTGGATGGTGAGTTCTGCAACACGGAACCCATCGAGCAGAAACACATTGGCGTCGTCATCTGCAAAGAAGAGTCCATAACAGGAATGCCGTGCAAGTCCGTGGTCGTATCCTTCCATGAATGAAGGACGAAAGCCGGAGCGCCACAACTGACGCAAGTAACGGCTTGCATCATCATACGATACGACATGCTGCGTGTCATCGAACTGTGGGTACACAAGTCCACTGAGCGCACCCCATCGTCCATATATGAAGCGTTCTCGCATACTGCCTGTATAGGTGGCGAGCATGCCTCTGATGTAGTCGTCCCCGACATTCTCGACGTTCTCGTACGTACTGCCTTCGTAGAGTTCGATGAGTGGCTTGGGGCGTCCATCAACGAGAATAGGCTTCCCTGCATTGTCCACCTCACACAGTAGCTTGTCGCTGATGATGCCACGCTGCGTGTAGTCATGCAGTGGCTTGACTATCTCTTTGTAGCACCAATTGCGTGTAGGATTGAGTGTCGCAATGAACCACTTAGGCCCAACACGTGGCATTAGTGGATCGCTGCCCACATACTCTGCATTGCCACGCAGTCGGCCCATCAGGTCCATGAAGTCCTTATGACTGAACTCAGGGTCCTCTAGCTGATCCACTATGATCCAGTCATACGTAGCTGACAGCAGGTTCGACTTGCTCTCTTCTGTCTCCTTGCCTCGCTGAGCGACGTATCTGAAATTGATAGTGGAACCATTCTTCAGGATCAGCGTGTTCTCTTCTCTGCTCGGCATACGCTTGATCCAATGCGGAGGACACCACAGTAAGAACTCTCTCCTTATGGTGTCGTTGAGCTTCGGATAGGTTGACCTTGCGACTAGGCCGTTGCAGCCAGGATACTCTTGAGATAACTTCAATGCCTTCACACATGCGGCTGCTGTCTTCCCATTACCAAAGCCACCACCTAGGAACTGCACCTTACTGTATGACCTGTGGAAACGATCATGCATGCCGCCTTCTACGATCTTGTATCGCTTGGTGCTCATGATGTGACTGACTGCATCTCAGTATCGGTCAGCGCGCTTGACCAGTAGCGCCACGCTCGTGCATGACCGCATATATTCGCACCTGTTAGTGACCACGGAGATGTGCCGATCGCCATATTGCTGGTCCACGGATAGGGACCGGCAGGCAATGTCGCATTGACAGCAGGAGCCAGTCCATTGACTGATACAGCAAGCCTATTGGTGGAGTAAGATATCGCCACCTTAGCTTGCTGGTTGACAACAACACCACCTTGGTTTGCTGTTGTGCCTACGCTTGCGATGTTAGCTGCTACCTGTGCTGCTCCACTGGTTGTATAGTACAATACGTTGGCGAACGAACCACTAGAGAAACCACCCATCGTGGCGATTGCTTTGGACGTGTCGAAATCCATCAACAGTGTACCTGCACTGGCATTGAACCACGCGCCCAGCGGCGTGACATTGCAGACATCTACTGCACGTGTCACAGCAGTCGCGCCTGTCGGAATGTGGCTGGTTGGGGATGCACCTACCTCGATCTGGCCGCCCCAAACATTATACTGTGCACCGTTCACACGTGTAGATGATCCGTCGGCTGTAGCTGAGCATATAGAGAGACCTACTGCTGTGCTGGCTGCTGGCATCGTACATGTAGCCATCAGGCGCCACCAGCCATTCGGCAACACCTTGACAGACACAGTGGGTGCTGTTGCTGTTCCCCTGGTGGTAATAGATGTCGCACCTGTCGTAGTGTTCAGCCAGACATTCACTCCATTCGTCAGTCCGGTATCGGTGCCCAGCATGCGTAGCCAATCGGTGTTGCCACGCTTCACGAACATCGAATAGGTAACGACTGAGCTAGCTGCGACAGGAGCGGGAATGCTCGATGCGATAGCTGAGCCAGCAGAGCCTTCAACAAAGTTAGCGGCTGCAGTTGCACCACTCGGTGCTACAACTATATTGTCTGTGACAGTAACATCTGCCTTTGACCATGTGGCGAATGACGCTGAGTTGGGATGGATGTTGGTCCGTGCTTCCTCGATCAGCAGACCAAGCAATTGCAATGTAGCCGGGTCGTAGTCCCACCGTGGCGCACTGTTGGCCGCGCCGTAAGTCGGGATGAATTGTGTTGCGGCAGCGCCCTGCTCCATCTGCGGCGCACCGATGCGGAGGGTGAAATCAATAGGCACACCAACACCGGTATTAATCATCAAACGCACCTGCACGGCAGCGACAGTCCCGCCGCCTGTTATGGTCACTGAGTAGACATTGCGCTGCTTCGCAAGAGATTCTGTCGGTATTGATGTCGCCAGGATAACTGGCCCTGAGTTGCCCTTAACTTGTGCCCCCGCAGCAGTGGTTTCATTCGTTACCAGTTGGATATAGTTGAAACCACTCAGCGTCCCTGCCACTAGCTGCACGTATACCGAACTGCTCCATGCCTGACCGTTGGCAGCTACCATGACGCCGGCGCCGACTTCCGGCAGTATCTGGACGCCGCTGTTGATAGTGGTCCCAGCAAACCGCATGTCGATGTATGGAATGCCGTTCTCGGTCCCGGTGCCAACCATCTGTGGTGTTACGGCTGGCGAACCACCAAATGCCCAGTTGGTTGGCGGTGTCCCAGGTGTTCCTGGCACTGCGCCTATCATGGTGCTGTTGCGGATACTGTTGCTCGCCGCCGTCTGCATCACACCTGCACTGTCGAAGTAAGTGGCTGTCGATGCACGTGTGAACGTAATCCTAGGATCGAGCACTCCAGGTGTCATGAAGTCCAACGACACACTGGCAGATGCCAACAGCTTAGCTTTGGCATTCATACCTGCCATCTGTCGGCCAGGATGACCTAGACCAAAGAACATCTTACGCCATCATCTCTGCAATGTTCAGCGAACCACCACCAGATGCTTGTATCACAGCGATACGCTCTCCAGGCATGACCCAGAAGTACTCAGGTATACCAGCAGGCAGTAGTATACTGGATGAGGCACCAACTACAGCAACAGGAGTGAGGCCGAAGCTGATCCAACAATCACTAGTCGCCACTAGACGCACATGTCGTGTGTTGTTCGGTGCAGTGAATGGAGTGCCAACTGCTACACCACTACCTGCCATTGCAGTGTAGCGTCCTGGCACAGCAGTCTGGAATGCATTACACGCCACACTCGCTGCACCAATAGCTACAGTCTGTGACGAATACGGCCTACCAGCTTGCACAGCCTGCCCATGGCCATCATTGCGTAGCGTCATATGCCTCTCTCCATGTCGATGACTGGTGGAACATCCTCTGTGCCACGCCTGATGTACTCAATCACTAGACCACCATCCACGCGATGCCTGTGCTCAATGATATCAGCAGGCCGATGACCACTACGATCCAGAATGTCACGAGCAGCAGCCATCCGATCACTTCGGTTACCAGCTTGCAGAGCCTCGACCACCACAGCCGCTGCGTTCCTAGCGTTCTTAGCCAGTATGTCCCTGACAACATCTGTCTCACTGTCTACGATCGTACGAACGATGGCCTCATGCATCTGTGTGAAGGCTTCACCAACTTTCAGTCTACCTATCTGTTCCACAGACAGACCAGTGGCGATGGCTATCTCTTCATCATCGAGACCGAACAGTGTGTAGCTCAGTACAACACTGACGGCATTCATAGTACGAGGCACCTCAGGCAAGTCAGCTAGCTTCCTACGTGTCGCAGTGACTACTCGCTGTGCCTCTCTGTGAGTAGGTATCTCTACAAAACCAGCAGGTGCGACTCTACTACCGTCCTCTACATGACCACCAGGATATACCAGTGTGCCATCAAGCAACCGCAGCGGTTCATTAGTAGATGGCAGTTCTGGCATACACTACTCCTCGCTGTCTGCTTTCTTACGTGGACGTGGGCTGGGTGGCTTTCTTCTAGCAGCACGCTTAGTAAGTTGCTCCACCAACGGTGGGATGATTTCCTTGGCGGCAGCTAGACCTCCACCTACTGCTGCACCACGTGGACCACCACTACGTGCACCGGAGACTATACCTGCACCTACATTACCAACACCACGTGCAACTGGGCCTTGCTCAATTGGAGCCTGTGGTGAGATGGGAGGTGCACGCAACTGTTCAGTTGGCATCTGTTGCACAGTGACACGTGGCTGCCTTGCTGGCTCCAGTGCTCTGTCCATTGCAACAGGAGGCACAGGTGGATTAGCTGGTACAACAGTTGCAGCAGGTGGTGTAGGTGTAGCAGGCACTTGTGGCATTGGTATAGCTGCTGGTGGAGGCAGACGTGGTACTTCAGGAGGTGCACCTGTCTGTGCACCACCACCAGGACCACTCAGTCGTAGCTGCTCAGGAGGACCACTGATCTGTGGTGGCTGTGTAGGATTACGCAACTCCAACTGGTAGTTAGGTGTCGGTGGAGGTGGAGGATTGCCACGACCTAGTATCCATCTACCTAAGTCAGTCGCATTGGACATGAAGCCAGTCTGTTCTGGCGGCTGATTACGCACCTCTTGGTTTGGCAACTGTGCTTGTGGCGGTATCGGTGGAGTAGGCAGTGGTTTCCTCTGTCCAGGTGCAGCAGATGTCTTAGGATCAGTGCCAGCTACATCATTGATCAGTGGGATGGGCATCTCAGCATTACTATGCGCATCATCACGCCCAGTGCCCTGTATCATACCTGGATTCTGTGCATTGCCCTCCAACACCCTACGCACGTTGTCACTTGTCAGTGGCATGCCCTTCTCACGAAGGTAATTGTAGATCAGTGTCGTTGGAGACAGCGGATCACCACCAGCTTGTGTCTCTGGCACTTGGCCAAGTACAGAACCTGACATAATCAATAGCCTCCTGCTTTGCGCTGCAAGATAGCCTGTGCAATGGCTGCATTGTCAGGTGGCATCTGCTGCTGTTGTGGCAATGGAGGCTGTTGTACAGGTGGAGCCTTCCTCTTCTTAGGCGGAAACGGCTTTGTAGCTCTACTTGTCGAGGCAGTGGCAGCTTTGCCATACGATGGAGGCTGTGCCATCACCAAGCTACCTTTCCACCACCACCATTACGGCTCGGATCGGTAACATACGTGTCTGGTCTTGCCTTACGAGCGAAGATGTTGCTCATTGCGACTCTATCTGAGGCAGTAACAGCACGATTGTTGAGTGTTTGCACCACATCGATAGGTCGTTTGCCACCCATGCCTTGATCAGCAGTCTGTCCACGCACTTGTGGATACGTCTGTGTACCTACGTTGGCATTGCCATTCAGCATGTACACAATGATCTGTCTCAATGCCTTGATGTGAGGTCCATTCTTACGGAATGCCTTCGACAGTGCATCATCAGCACTCGTCACACCATTGATTTGGGTAGCAGGGACACCAGCCGCAGCAGGACCAGTCGTATTGGGTGCCATTGTAGGCGACCAAGACACGAATGACTGTGTAGGACTAGCATTAGGCTGTACTACTGTAGGCAACCAGCCTACTCTAGCTGCACCTGTCTTATAGTCTACGCCATACACGGCCATGACTAGCACTCCATTCAGGACTGGGATCGTGCATGGATACATGATGCTGTCACAAACACAAGCACCAATGACACCACAACATCACAATCTACATAGGACTACGAGATAAACACACTACTACACTACTACAGTACTATAATACTACACTACTATAACACTACACTCTAATAGGGGACTACGGGGGGAGTGACACGGTACGCAGATGGCTGATTGCGGAGTAGCGTAGCAGTGCGTCTCCGCTTGGTCGCTCCGCAGCGCATCTCACTACCACTTTGGGATTAGGCTAGGGGGGCAGGGGGGTCTTCACACGCAATGGCACCCCTCACACTACAGTATGCAACTAGTAGCTGCACATGCCTCTCTCAGTGGCAACTATCAGTATGTGTGTGCGTGTAGGTTACATCACATGCGAGCGCAGGGATCTGTCCCCACTCGGCGACCATAGCCTGACGCAGACACTCACTACCTACACGTGCACATGACACTGTATACACAGAAGTGTATGCACACTACATACTACCTATGAGAGTGCATAGCTGTATACACACTTACCACTAGCTGTCACAGTGTGTGTATACAACAGTGTATGCATAGCTGTATGCTACTGTAGGTAGTCAGTTGTCACAGTGTGTGAGACAACACATGTTATCTCATGACATGGTAATGAGTGCCTGACATTCTCATTCATGGCACAGTCAAATAGTGCACCACTGCAAACATGTGCTTGACACAACACATGTCCTAGGCTACACTCTTACTTGTCAAGACGGGGAAGCCACCCACAACGGAATGGCACCTGATCTAGGAGACACACACTGCCATGACAACACTCGCACATGAGTTGCACTCCTCTACTGCCCCTGTCCAGCCGCGTCCGGGCAGCAATGAGTATCGCAACATTCCTGACATTGACACCGCATTGCCGATTGCCATTAAGGCATTCGAGCACAAGACAGAAGCCAACAAGCGCAATGGCAAGGCCGTTCAGGGAATGGCCTATGCAATCATGGTCTGCTACTTCAACTGGGTCTTGAAGCCTCCGACTGATGATGCATCAGTCGTCTGCCCGACAATGGCTGACGTCCTCGCACCGAACAAGGCCGATGCTAAGGCGCTGCTTAAGGAATGGCTTGTCGCTCACTTGCTTGGCGAGAAAGAGGATACCAAAGGCTGGCCAGACGATGAGCGGTCTGCGACAGAGCGTGTATGGAGCAATAAGATGATGCTCCTCACTCGGGCACTGAACATGGCAGCCATCTTAGTTGTGTCAGACGTTGACTGTTCTATGTTCAATCACAAGGCGTATGCCTTCGAAGTCATGCCATGGATGCTCTATGAAGAGGGACAGCAGCCACTCGGCAAGTTGGCGAAGGCAAATGAGCTAGTGCTTCTGGACCTGCGCCAGTATGCAGTCTCGACAACTAACAAGGCTGGCGGTAGCACATTCACTAAGATCACCGCATCTGTTGACCAGTTGAACAAGGCAATGCGGAACCGCAAGGGATACAAGAGCAGCCGGCCCAACAACAAGACATTGAAGTTGCCAGACATCAAGCCGGTGCGCCTTGCTACAGAGTGCTCGTTGGCTACTCTGATTGAAGCATTGCACACTGCATTGGACATCAAAGGCAGGGACAAGGCTAAGCCAATGAAGCCACAGGAGTTGAAGCCTGAGATATGGGGCAAGCTGGCAGACATTGCCTGGACTAATGACCAGTTGGCTGAGACTGATGCGATGATGGCCTACATTCGCAATGGCGTTACTGATCAGTCGGAGCATGTATCAGCGGACACTGAAGAGACTTCAGCTACTGGCACTAACGGCTAGCCTACTTCACACACTACACGCCCCGTCGCAGCAATGCGGCGGGGCTTTTCTGCGTCTGCTGTCCAGCCATCTAGAGTGACGGCGCACGACACGAGGCGCACGACATTGCATGATCAGACGCGATGGCAAAAGCGCAGATCAGACAGTTGGCCT